GTCAATGGTGAGCGAGAAGTCAGAGTCATCAAGCTTCTCTACTGAGATACCTGTGTGACGCTGCAGAGCGTTGACTGTTACGTCTGGCTCTTTTTGAATGCGAACTGTGTCGCCTTGGTTTGCAATCTCACCAAAGTAAGAGTTGTTGGTGATTGCGTTAGTTACAGCAGAGCGGCGCAGTGCGATCTGTGCTTGTTTGGAGTAGATAATCGGGGAGAAGTTCCCGTCAAAACCACCACCAGCGGTTCCAATAGCCATAATAATTCTCCTTTATAGATATGGCGTGAAAGTTAGACACTACATATCCACATTAAAAGAGGCTCGTTGTCTTAGGGTAGTCAGCAGTGCTATCAGGATGGCCGTCCTTCAAGCGCTGGGCCTATACTTAGAGGTAGTTCTTCGTGTGGCTAGTGCTTAGTTAAAAGCATGTACAAGCAGTTAATGCCTGACAATGTACATGCCTATAGTTTTACCTACAATTAAAGTAATGTCAATCTATTTCTTTGACATATCGTAAATAAACTTGCCTTGACGTTGAGCTTCAAAGATCTCTTCTGAGCGCTTTTCGTACTCCTTGATAGACATCTTGGCTACCTTGGATTCACTCAAGTAGCTTGCAGAGCTATCTTCGCTAGGCGTAGTGTTTCGTTTAGTTCTTACTGAAGAGGCAGCAGACTTATCAGAGCTTGAACCCTTGGCAGTCTTTATACCATTGTCACTCTTATATAAATCAATAACACGTGCTACTGACTTAGCGTCCTCTGCATTCTCGTAGAGAGCATCCTGTACCCACTTAGGTTGTTCTTCTGCCCAGTCGTGGAAGGCGTCATCACTGCGGATACCTTCAAAGTCGGGGTGTAGGCTTAGTAGTTCAGCTTCAGCACGTTCACGCTGAGCTTGGATACGCATACCTTCAATCTCTTTTAGTCTACTATCTAGTTCTGTTGAACGCTCACGTGATTTCTTATCTGCGATAGCTTCAACGATACCAGCTACGTCAGGGTACTTCTTAGCCCAGGCTTCGATCTCTTGGTCTGACTTAGGTAGTACCAACTCGTTCTTAGCTGCAGCGTTTAGTTGTTGCTCTAGCTTCTCAAACTTAATCTTCCACTCTTGCTCTTTGTCTTGCATGTGGCGGCGAATGTCTGAGTAGCGTTGCTTAAACGTCTTCTCTTCAGAGCTTAGCTCAGTAGTAGCTTCTTGTGCTTTGGCTTCTGGCTTTTCTTCTTGTTGGGTACTACTCTCTGCCTGAACTTGGGGTTCGCTAGGCTGTGAGCTATCGGGTTCCGCTTGTGGGGTTTCTTCTTCTTGTTGTTCTGCTGTTTCATCTTGAGTAACCCCTGCTTGCTTAAGCAGTTCTTTTAGTTCTGCCTCATCCCGTTCTACACGGGATAAGTTACGCTTGTGTGATACGGAATTAGTTTCGATAACCGCTGATTCTGTTGACATAGTTTGGTCTCTCTTATGTTGGGGCCAGCCGTAGCTGGGTAGCCTTATAGTTATGTTGGTAGTCTAGTAGTTACTTTTTCTTTTTGTTCTTCTTGGAGCGTTTAGATACGAAGCCGCCTGCGTTTAGTCCAGTAATCCCGAAAGCGGTATCAAGGTCTGCGCCACCTGCTGTTGTATTATCTACTGCAGTAGAAGATTCCGTCCCTGTTGTTATACCTTCTGTTGCTTTTTTCATTGTTTCAGTTTTTTCTTCTGAGGTTAGACCTTGCATATTACTCGTTGCTTCTTGGCTAGCAACAATAGCTGCAGTAGAATCACTATTATCGTCTTGCATTTGCTGTATTTGCGCATCAGTAGTAACAGCATAAGAGCCTGTAGGCGTAACTGTTGTATCATCACCGCTACTCACTTGAGCAACAACCTTTGCGGTCTCTTCATCGCTCAGTCCTAGTAGGTCTTTAATACCATCAACAAGGCCACCTAAAGAAATGTCAAATATACTACCGCCTTCAGGGATAGCATAGCCTTGTTTCTTCATTTCAGCTTCGATTTTCTTCTTAGTACTATTAGTAGCCCAAGTACCAAACGCACCAAAGATAGGGTTAATAGCAGTCATACCTGCCATCATAGCCATTGCAGTCTGGTTCTGTGCGTAAGCTTTTTGTAGTTCTGATTCACTCATACCCGTGTAGTTAACGGGCTTAGCAGTCTCAGTGGGTGGCCTATCGTCACCATCATCAGTAGCTACTGTAGTCTCTGTAGTTGTAGCTACAGGCTCAGTGGTGTAACCCTCAGATATAAGCTGGTCATACTTAGATTGCTCTGCAGGTAGTGTTACAGACACAGCAATACCGTCAGGAGAGTAAAGCATAACTATACTTGACTGTGGGGATTGTGAGGCCTGGTAGTCATCAATGATCTGTTGGCTTAGATAACCTGGAGCAAAGGCAGAACCCATGCCCTGAGTAAACTGTGCTTGGTAAGGATTAACGCCTGACGTAGAAGCGTTGGCAGCACTTACATCTACACCGTCCTGCGCATACAAGACTTGACCGCCTTTGTTGTACTCTCCTGTATTACCTACAGCCTGAGGTGGAGGTGTAACCATACCGCCTACAGCCATGCCCATCTCTTGTAGCATTGCAAGCTCTTCTGGAGTTAGAGCGCCCTCGGTCTGGTTGTCCATAGTTTGACTTACTGGCTCACCACCAATACGTCCCTCTGCTTCCATCTGACCCATGCCCTGCTTGGCCTGTGTACGTAGATCCTCAAAGAACTTAACACCGTAGTAGCGTGTAACATCAGCAGGTACAACGTACTCGCCTTCACTCAACTGAGCAGGGACGTCATCACGTACCTCTTCTGCCATTGAACCTGGAGGTACTTCATTGCCACTTACAGGGTCTACAGTAGTACCGTCATCTGCGATACCACCCTCTTGAAGTAGCATCTCCATTTGTTTAGCTTCATTGGCTTCCATTGATTTCGTCCCTCATATATTTTAATCTACGTAGTGAGGCGATCTCGCCTTGAACCCTGTACATATTATCAGGTTGATTCTCTTGCTCTAGTCGTTTGTGTGCAGAGCTTATCTTATCGTCTAGATACTCTACGTAAGCGTCCCATAGTTGCTTATCGTTGACTAACTTCTTTAGTGCGCCATTCATTTAGTTGTACTCTGTTTAGGTTCAGGGGCTGGTACAGGAGTTTTTGTAATGCCCAGCGCAGAGCTAAGCTCTTTAGCTAACAGTCTAGTGATACCACTCATTAGGCTACGTTCCCACTAAATCCTTGCTCACCGGGTTGAGGCGCTGTGCCTGTACCCATCTGCGCTCCACCTGATCCTGTAGTGTCTTGTACGTTTGCTCCCGCTGGTGCTTGACCTTCTGGTCCCGGCGCTGGGCCTTGCGGTTGGGGTGGCTGTGGGTTCTGCTCTTGGAACTTCTTAAATAGCTCAGCCTGGATAGCTGCGTCCTGCATAGAGTTAGTCACCTTGTCTGGGTCAAGGTCCATAGACTTAGCGATCTCACGAATGACGTAATCCATCTTAGCAAACGGTGCAAGGTTAGGATTAGACGCTACCTGCAAGAACTGCATTAGACGTTGTGAGCGTACCTCGTTAGACATCAAGCTTTCAGTACCTGATGCTTTAACTTCCAAGTCACCCTTGATAGTTTCATCGTAGTCAAACTGCATGTTGAACGAGAAGAAAGCTTTACCTAGGGGGCCAAGCAGATAGTCATCTACGTTCTTAACTACGCTACGAATACTACCGTTAGCTGCAGACATAAGCATAGAGATACCTGAAGCTGTACGCCCTACACCCGAGACACCAGTTTGACCGTGTGCGAAGCTAGGGAATCCAGTACTCTCATCAGCCAATACACGAGCCTTGTCAAAGAGTTGCATGTTCTCTTGAGCTACGTTAGGGAACTTAGTTCCGAAGATAGCCTGACCCGGAGCACCGCCTTGACGTCTGAAGATCTTGCCAGGGTACACACTCATGTCTTGACCTGGAACCAAGTTAGTCTCATCGACTTCCATAATAAGGTTACCAGAAAGCGCAGCATTGTCAATAGCCATACGCATAAAACCATTCATTAATGTCTGCGTATCGTCCATGTTCTCAGCAATACCTACACCAAAGAAGCTGTATGGGTTGTGCTCATAAGGCGTGGAGTAGTAAGGAATACGTGCTGGTTTGAATGGGTTAAGTACCATACGTAGTACTTCACCGTTACATACCCAGATGTTACAGCTTACTTCGTTTAGATCACGTAACTCTTTAGGGATCTTAACGCCATTCTCTTCAAGGATGTCTACGTCAACGTAACCCCAGAACTCCATAACTTCCCAGCGCTCAGACTGAGCAGAGATGTCATCGTCTTCCATCTTCATTTCCCAGTGCTTACGCACGTAGTCTGGGCTTTGAGCGATAGCGTTCTCAATAGAATCATCACGGAAGTAAGGGCGTCCCTTCAAGGAGCGCAGCTGATTGCGTGACATCTTGTGACGCTCTACTACATACTCAGCGTCATCCATTGAGGTAGACTCTGGGTCAGGGTAGAAGTTCCATACAGACACGTGGTTACACTCAGGGACAGTCTTAACGAGAGGGGAGTACTCACCGTCTTCACCCCAGCTAGGGTACTCTTTATCTACAGCGAATGGACCTTTCATTACGCCTGTACCAAGCAACGCCATCTCGAAAGCCATAGAGCGTAGATGCTTGGATGCACCACTCTCATTAAGCTGATCGTGGATCTTCTTCTCCATCTTCTTAGCGGCTACCATCGCAGGGTGGAACGACACTGTAGTAGGAGTAGTACCGTCACCTTCGATGATCTTATCACTCACAGGAGACAACTTAGTCTTGAGACCCGCTAAGCGCTCCTGTAGATCAATGATCGTTTCTCCGGGTAGTAGCTTACCGTCATCACCTAACAGCGCTGTAGGGGCCGCTACGTTCTCTGTGACAGCCCTGCCACCTTCACCCGCCTTATCGGCATTAGGATCTACGTTAATATGTACCGCATCTGCTACACCGTCTGGTAGTACTGTAGGATCTACTGCAAGAGGGAACTTATTATTACCGAAGAGTACGTCTACGATTTGTCCGTAGGCTGCAAGTGTTTTAGTCTTAGTTACCTTAACAAATACTCGTGACTTCTCTGTGTCAGTGAACTGTACGTCTGAACTATACAAGCCACGGTAGTTACGGTAAGCACGTAACCAACGCTCTTCATCTACAAGTCGAGCATCTTCTGCACGTCCGAAGCGATCCTTAACGAAGCTAACTACGCTATTAACAGACTCAAAGAGTTTATCGCTGCCGTTTTCAGCTGCTACTACTTCATCTGTGTCGAAGTTTACGTCTTCAATGTCTGCCATATTTTAATACCCGAATGTTGAGTCTGAAGCTTGAAATCCAGAGCGTTGATCTTTAGCTGGATTGTAATCCCATAGAGAACTACGTGGTCTTGTCATTATACCATAACGTAATGCATCATACAAGTGGTCTTCTGCATTTGTGTCTACATCTTCTGGGTTTCTTTTGTCCAGTGGTATAGACGGTAGTTGTGCTATTGTGTTGGTACACGTAGAAAAGAATACTAACCTAGGTTCCTCTGTGTATTCATCTACCTGCAGTCTGCGGTGTAGTTCGTTCTTACCAGATATACGTGAGCCTTTTGATCTATCTGAAGGACGCCAGCGACACCCCTTCATGTTCATCTGCTCAGCTAGTGAAGGACCAGTATCACCACGGTTATGCCATAGTGAGGAGTCAAGCACTCCGTAGCGTATAGTACCATCCCTAGCTTCAGCTTCTAAGATCATATCAGCTAAGTCTGTAGCTGTAACCTTAGAGCAGTACAACTCTCTATAAACTATGAGTTGCTCTGAAGGTGTTACTGCTAACCACACAACCCCAGTAAAGGAGCCGTACCCGTAGTCACACGCCCTGAACTTAGTCCACGAGTCAGGTATCTCAAAGGGTTCAACTACGTGCATATTCCTGTTGAACTCAGGGAAGGCTGCACCTTCGTTGACGTCCCAGTTACCCTCAAGTAGTTGTTTCTTTTGATGCTCTGGGAGTGACAGAAGCATTGCTTCGTAGTCGCCACTCTCAGCTAGGTGAGGGTTATCGAATAGACTAGCAGGTATAAACCTACGTTTAAACAGTGGCTCACCTGCTCTACTGTGACCGTTAGGGTAGGTAAGCGTTTCACCTGTCTCAATGTCTGTAGCCCAGAAAGGCGTGTTAGACGGGGCAGGATCAATAAACATTTTCTTGACCCAAGAGTGACCGGGGCCACCGGGGTTGGTTGTAGCCCTCATGTAGAGGCCTAACTCCTTGGAACTACTACGTAATCGAGATCGCATGTAGTTCCACCCATAGGGTGACTGCCATTGCGTAAGCTCATCGAAGGCTACGTAGTTAAACGCCTGCCCTTGGTAGCGCATGACGTCTGTGTCTTTGTCGAGGTAGGACATCCAAAGACGTCCCCCTCTGGGAGTGGTCCACTGAGATTTACGTTCCGACCACTTTATACCGGGTATAGCTTTAGGGTACAGGTCTTGACTCTTCTGTATGAGTTCCCTAAGTTCTTCTGTAGTGTGACGTACAAGTAGGCCACTAAAGTCTGGGTTATTCAAGTCACGTAGCGGATCTGCTAGTGTGGCATACGATTTACCTCCACCGGCTGCCCCACCATATAGTACCTCACGCTCTGCAGAGGCTAGATATTGTGTCTGAGGCCCAGGGTTAGGCTGAAAGACCACCTCTTGAGCAGCAATAGGGTCAAACTCTGCAGGCTTAACTTGGGCGGGTACTGTCTTCTTGTTCGTCTTCCTCGTAGGTGTAGTAACCGAGTCTTTCTTTTTCGAGGATCTCGTACTGCCTGAGCGCTTTTTCGAGCCGCTGGGCAAGCTTGCGTTTAATTGCAGCAAGTGACTTACGTTTTCTTTCGACATCTATACGCTTTTTCAACCCCATGTGTGAGATATACCTGCCTGACTGTGTTGATAGCCAAGCACTGACTTCCCTGTAACTATACTGCTTTAGATGCTTCTTTGCAAGTACTAAAAGCTCTAATTCTTTAGAAATAGGTTTAAGCCAGTCCTCATCATCCGGGTCTATCTCGTAACCAAACGGTACTTGAGGCGATAATCGTGGGATTCTCTCCCATCTCTTTACTTTAAAGTCAGGCTTAGGCAACATCCAGTAGCCTATGCTCTCACGTTCTTTCGTCTTAGTTACTCGTATCATCTTGCTCTTTAGGTGGGAGGATAAACAAACCACCTGAGGCTTGTACCTCCACACGCTCCGTCTTTACAATACCTGCACGATCAAGTACTTCTTTGGCTGCAGACATCTTCTCTTTTACGCCTAGCTCTGTAGGGTCAATAAGAGCCTGTCCGAAAGCTACAGCTGCCTTAGGTCCAATACGTGCCATGTACGTCTTAGTGCCATCGAAGATCTCATCCTTAAGAGAATCAATGATAAGCCTCGTAGGGGTGTTATCGCTGTAGCCAGCAAGCTTCTTAGCTTTCACTACGTCACCGCCAGCCTCATCGAAGAGTACCTCTAAGAACTTAACTTGATTCTCTGTAAGTTGTCGTGCCATTACACTACTTTCTTATGTTTCACTGTCTGTTCCGTAGAACCGTTGCTTGATCTCACCACGTGTGATACCAATATCTTTAAGCTGCTTATCACTCATGTTATTCAGTAAGTAATAGTCTGCTCTCATCTGTTGAGCTTTAGCTAGTGAGTTACCAACAGAGATAAAGAACTTAGCTACAGCTTTCAGTGTTCGTTTGGTTGTAGCTATTACTGCAAGTTTAAACTGGCTTGGGTAGTCGTATGTTAAGTACATTATGTAGTCTCCACTGTATGTTATGCCGTTCTTGGCATGTACAGTTATACTACAAAACAGTAAGGTTTAGAACTGCTATATTGGAATACCCGCTACCCAACAGGTACAAAGGTCTCAGTTACAGTAAGAATAGTGTCAATATGCCCAGAGGAAGTAGGAGTTACTTGTATCCTGTCACCCGATTGTAGTACTAGGTCTATATCAATAAACGTAGTGTTATCCCCAGAACCTAGACTCTTACCCGACAAGAAATGAGAAGTGTAGTTATCGGCAGCTACATACCACTCTACATCTACAGAGTTTGTACTACCACCACCATTAACTACGTGAACAAAGGTTAACTCAGCTACACAGTTAGCAGGGCATGTATATACAACCTCTGTAGCAGTGCCACTGTTGTGACCATACACAGAACGCATACGTGATGACTTGCCTGGATTAAGTAAGCTCATTTCTTTTTAGCAGCCTTCTTAACTGTCTTAACTACCCAAGCTTCATTCACATCAGGAGTATCGGGGTTGTCAGCAATGAAATGTCCATTTTCATCACGTGCTCGTACCACTTCCAGATCCTCATCTTTAGCCTCTACCTTTTTAGTTGCCTTCTTAGCGGGGGTCTTTTTAACAGGCGCTGGGCTTGCAAGGTCTGCTTCCTGGCAGATAGTATTAATGTTAGGGTCTTTACTCTGTACGTTACCGTAGTTGTCTTCACCAGCTGACTGGTTACCCATAGAGTCCCACACGTAGCCATGCTCATCTACACGGTAGCCCTTAGCTTCCAGTGCTTCTTTATATTTATGGTAATACTTCATTACTTAGTCTTCTTCATAGGACGTTCTGCAGGGTTAGACGCACCACAGTAACCGCCTTTGTTGTAACCCATCTTCTTAGTCATACCACCCTTCATGTAGCCCATCTTCTTAGCTACTTCAGGTGCTTCTTTCTTGAGAGCTTTCATGCCTTTGTTCATCATAGTCTTAATCCTCTTCCGTTATCATATCAATATCTTTACAATCCCACCCTTGGCAGGACTTCTCTTGACTACACACAAACTCGAACTTAGTGCAAGCACCCAAGCCTGACTCAATGTTTAACGCCTTCAAAGTACGAGCACGGTTGTCGAAGTATTCACAGTTACCACAAGTCTTAAGGGCTGCAATGTCAGCATCCTTATTCCAAGCTTTACCTAGTTCCTCTGCAGTAGCACCATACATCCAGTACTTCTCTGCACGGTCACGGTTCTTAGGGTCTACCTCAGGTGGCTCCCCTAACATCAAACTCATACCTACCATCATAGTATTACTTCCTGTACTTTGCTGTCTTCTTAGCTATCTTCTTTGGTTGAGCTACAAACTGCTTGCCTGCCTTAGTACCCTTACGCTTAGCTGCACTTGTAGCTTTATATTCTGCAGGGGTCAAGGCATCCCTAGCTTTCTTAGGTAGGTAACGCTCACCTGTAGCTTTCTTACCTTGAGTAGAGGGCTTACCTGACTTAGTGCCCCACTTCTCATCTCCCCACTTCTTAAGTGATTTCTGTGGTGCTTTCATTATGACTTGTAGCCTCCACCCTTAGCTTTGTATTGCTTAGCTACCATCTGAGCTTTACGTGCAGACCACTGCCCAGGCTTACCGCCCTTACTGCCAGCCTTTACTTTAGCTACAAGGTTCTTACGCATCGTAGGCTTAGTGTAGTTACCTGCTGCATTAACTGTTGACTTAGCCATTAGGCTTCCTCTCCTATCTTAAAGCACCCCCACTTAGAGTAAGCACCTTTACTTGCTACCAAGTCAGCTACTGTTTTAGCTTCTACCTTACAGGATTGCTCACTATCAAAAAGCTTATCATTCTTTGCAGTAACTTGACAAGAAGAAACATTAGGTTGAGTACATATCATTACTATAGCTAACCACACATTACCAAGCCTTACATGACCAGTAACGTGCAGTGAACTTATCTGTAGCTGTATCACAACTGTGTCTAGCTCTGAAGTTCTTACGGCGCTCTGGGTTATCCTTCTTGATGGACATGTTAGGGTCACCAAAGCGTACAACCTTTACTTGGTCACCCTTCTTAGCTAAGACAGCACTCTTCTTAGATCCACCAGGGGTCTTCTTAGGTTTGTTGTAACCTGGGTACGTCTCACCCCGGTACTTCAACTTACCACTAGGTAAACGCTCTACGTCTTTAGTTGTAGCCATATCACATCAACTCAAAATGAGGGCCATCAATAAAGGGTCTGCGCCCTTGACTACGGCGTAAATCTACGTATGCCATCATAGCATCCTCAGCTGTACCTTCGTAACTACGGATGTCACCCTCTGACCAGGCTGCACCCCACTTGATTGCTACACCAAGCTCTCGTGCTGCCTCTTTCATTGCGTCACAGAGGTCATCGTAGACATTCAGTTCCCATACGCCCTTACCATCTACGTAAGCCATAAGGTCTACTGCACGTCCTTCTAAGTGCTTAGACTTCATAGTCTGGGACTTACCTGCAGCTACAAGCTTCTCTTGCTCTTCTACTGTACGCATACCGTACACTACACCG